TACGGGTACGCCGACTATTCCATCTTGTAAAAGTAAAAAAAATCAGGAAAATGCTTGTAATGTTAGTATTTTTTAATACTTTTGCGTTGTTTTATCGCAAAAAATAATGGTACAATGAGGACGGTTGACAGACTTTTCGGGATTATTGAGGGGGAAACGGGATTGACGCGGGAGCAGATCACGAGCGATCGTCGGGATGAGGGGCTGGTTTTTGCGAGACGGATAGTTTGCTATCATTTGAATGAGGACAAAATGTCGCGAGGGTTAATTGCACGAATATTAAAGCGTGACAGGGTTACCGTTTTTGGTATGATTCGCGAGCATGAATCGCAATACAGGTATAATGCGAAATTTCGGACGTTGTTTGATGCTGTGACAGGAAGGTTAAATGATAAGGATTTGGTTGTCAGGTTTAATGTAGACGAGGTGTTTAGCGATTTTAAGTAGTGGTTGGATGCGTGGTGTTGGAAAGTGTTCGGAAACTATTCAGGAAAGAGGCGTATTATTACGATGCGTCTCTTTATTTTTGCGGGTTTAAATGAGTCAGTAATCAGATGAGAAAAAAGGTTTTACATAAAAATCAAGATAAATTGACGGGGAAGCAGGAGCGGTTCTGTTATGAGTATTGCGTTGATTTTAATGCTACGCAGGCGGCTATCAGGGCGGGATACAATGCAAAAAACGCAGCTGTAATAGGGTGTCAGAACTTAATAAAACTTAATATTCAGGAGCGTATTCAATACATGAAAGATAACCTTGCGGAGATAGCAGGTATAACAAGGCTGCGGGTGCTGCGGGAATATGAGAAGATTGCGTTTTCTTCGATTGCTCATTTGCATAATTCGTGGATAGAGTTGAAGGACTTTGAGCGGTTGACGGATGAGCAGAAGGGGTGTATTAAAACGATTCAGACAAAAAAGCAGAAGGTTGGCGATATGGACATTGAGACTGAGTTTGTAAAGATTGAGTTGCACAGTAAGGATGCCGCGTTGAAGGGTATTCGGGAGATGTGCGGATTTGATGCTCCTTCTCGGATGGATGTGACGACGAATGGAAAGGATTTGTTTGCGTCTTTGACGGATGAGGAGTTGGATAATCGAGTTAAGGAACTTGAGAGGAAGTTGAAGCGATGACGCGGGATGAAAAGTTGGCGTATGCCGGATTGATGCAGGAAAGGCTGAATCGGGAGAGTCGATCGGATTTGTTGCGTTTTACTTATTCTACTATGAGGACATTCCAGCCTGCGGATTTTCATGTCCGTTATTATAACGAGCTTACGAAGTTTGCGCGCGGAGAGATTAAAAAGTTGATGATATTCATGCCTCCGCAACACGGGAAGAGTGAAGGGTCTACACGTCGTCTTCCGGCGTTTATTTTAGGCATGAATCCTGATACGAAGGTTGCGATTGTGTCGTACAGTGCGCCGAAGGCGCGGAAGTTTAACCGTGAGATTCAGCGTGTGATTGATACGGATGAATACAGGGCTGTGTTCCCTGATACGCGCTTGAATCAAAGCAATGTGATAACGGTTTCAGGATTGTGGCTGCGTAATGCGGATGAGTGTGAGATAGTGGGTTATCGCGGTGGTTTTAAGACTGTGGGGGTAGGCGGGCCTTTGACGGGCGAACCGGTGGATGTGTTGATTATGGACGATATTTACAAGGATGCTAAAACGGCATGGTCGCCTGTTGTCAGGGAGTCTATTTCGGATTGGTACAGTACTGTTGCTGAGACGCGGTTGCACAATGATAGCCGTCAGCTGATTGTGTTTACGCGATGGCATGAGGAGGATTTGGCTGGGATGCTGTTGTGTCAGCAGGGTGGATATGATGCTGTTGATAATAAGGATGGATGGGTGGGTATGGTATATCGTGCTATAAAGGAAGGCGCTCGGACGGAATATGACAGTAGGAATGATGGTGAGGCTTTGTGGCCGGAGCGTCACTCGCTTGAGAAGTTGCATTCTGTCAGGGAAAGGAATCCGCATGTGTTTGAATCGCTGTATCAGCAGAATCCAAAGCCGAAAGAGGGTCTTATGTATGAGACTGGGTTTATGGAGTACACAATAAAACCTGCATCACAATACACTGTCAGAAAGGCATACGTTGATACGTCTGATACGGGTGAGGATTATTTGTGTGCTATTGTTTATGACGAAACGGAGACGGGGAATTATGTTGTGGATGTGATGTATACACAGAAGCCGATGGAATATACAGAGCCGGAGCTGGCTCGTATGCTTTCGAGGCATTCTGTACAGGAGTGCATAGTTGAATCAAATAACGGCGGTCGCGGTTTTTCGCGTGCGGTAGAAAAGCAGTGCAGACTGATGGATAATACGAAAACGGCGTTCAAATGGTTTCATCAGAGCGATAATAAGGATGTGCGTATTTTTTCAAATTCGGCGGCTGTGCAGAATCTAACGTTTATGCCAACGGGATGGACGAGGCTGTTTCCAAAATTTGCTTCTGCGATAACGGGCTATATGAAGGTTGGAAAGAATTTGCATGATGATGCGCCGGATGCGCTTACGGGGACGGTGGAAAAACGGAAGAAAAGAGCAAATCAGGATATTGCGGAATTATTTGGGCGCTAAAGCGACGGGGAAAGCCGCTTCGCGGCGGGGAAGTAGCTGCTTCGCAGCGGGGAAAGGCGCTAAAGCGCCGGGGAAAGCGGGCAGGCCCGCGGGGAAAGCGAGCTTTGCTCGCGTGGAAAATGGATGTTTGACTAATAACTGATTGATATGGAAGTAAAGGAGATTTTTAAGTTAGAGAGCGCTGATAAGGTGATTCAGGAGTTGAAGGCGGGGCGTAATATGCCGCAGCCGGATGTGGAAAAGGCGCGCAAGGCGATTGAACCGGAATCGCACAATATAAACAGCAAGATATTGAGGCCTGACAAGAAGGTGCTGACCGGGGCTGATGAAAACAAGCCGGAAGAGGAAAGATACAGGATTGAGAAGGTTTCGCGGGTAAGGCTTGCGCTTCAAAAACTGATAATTAACCGGTCGGCGTCGTTTTGCTTCGGAAATCCGGTGCTGTATAATGCAACGCCTGAAAATGATAATCAGCATCTTATTGTCGGGGCTTTGAGGCGGATTCTGTATGACAACAAGTCGGATTCATTGAACCGTAAAATTGGGCGTACGATATTTGGGTTTAAGGAGTGTGCGGAGATATGGTATCCGGTTGAAAAGCCAAATAACCGTTACGGGTTCAAATCCAAATTCAAACTTCGCTGTGCAATTTTTTCGCCTGAAAAGGGTGACGAACTTTATCCGTATTTTGATGATACAGGCGATATGACTGTGTTTTCAAGGGCGTTTAGTAAGAAGGATACAGAAGGTAAGACGGTTTATTATTTTGAGGCTTATACGGATACCGAACACTGGCTTTGGCGTCGGTTGGATACGGCTTATGAGTTGGTAGAGGGGTATCCGAAAGAGATTGCGATTGGAAAGATTCCGGTTATTTATGGGTATCAGGATTATTTTGAGACGCAGGATGTGGATTCGCTGATTGACAGGCTTGAGGCGTTGCTGTCGAATTTTGCGGATACGAATGATTATCATGCGTCGCCTAAGATATTCGTTAAGGGGGAATTGAGGGGTTTTGCTAAAAAGGGAGAATCAGGTGCAATCCTCGAAGGCGATGAAAATTCGGATGCGAAGTATCTGGAATGGTCGAATGCTCCACAGTCTGTTAAGTTAGAGATTGAGACGCTTTTGCGGATGGTTTATACGATAACGCAGACGCCGGATATTTCGTTTGAATCGGTTAAAGGGCTTGGGGCGATTTCTGGGATTGCGCTGAAATTGCTGTTTATGGATGCTCATTTGAAGGTTCAGGATAAACGGGAGATATTTGATGACTACCTGCAACGGCGGGTGAACGTTATTAAGGCGTTTATCGGGCTGTTTAATGTAACGCTTGAAAAGGACTGCGAAACGATTGAGGTGCAGCCGGAGATAACGCCGTACATGATTGAGAGCGAAATTGATGATATTAATTTGTGGCTGGCGGCTAATGGGAATAAGCCTTTGGTGTCGCAGAAGCAGTCGGTTAAGTCGGCTAATCTGTCGCAAGACCCGGAGGCGGATTATGAGCAGATACAGGAGGAGGCGAGCCGGGATAATGCGTTTATGGTGGGGGAGGCGATGGAATAGCGTATGGCGTTGCCATACGTTGAAATAAGGAAGGCTTTCAGCCTTCTTAACGAATAACAGGGCGCACACATAGGTGCGCCCCTACATAACTGATTTTATGGGCGAGAAGAAGGCGTTTTCTATACAGGGGTTTAATGATGGTCATTATCGGCAGACGGAGCGGTACGTGAAGGACGTGGAAGACCTTTTTAACAGGGCTACGGCGGAGATTGCGGCTTTGATGGCTAAGGGTGTGTATGATGGTGAAAAGGAGTTTTCGTTTAAGGATTATCCGGGGGTGGATGCGCAGGTTAAGAAGATTGTCAATGGGCTTGCGGCTAAAATGAAGGCTGTGGTTGAAACGGGGACGCGGGAAGAATGGCTTTATGCTTGTAAGAAGAATGAGGCGTTTGTGGCTTCTATTATGGATACTACGAAGCTGACGAAGGCGCGGCTTGAGGAGATGCAGGACAGGAATCTGGATGCGTTAAAGACGGTTCAGGCACGGAAGGTGAACGGGATGGATTTGTCGCAAAGGGTTTGGAAGTATACGGGGCAGTTTAGGGAGCAGATTGAGGTTGGGCTGGATGTTGGGCTTGGGGAAGGAAGGTCGGCGCAGCAGCTTTCGCGGGATTTGCGGCAGAATTTGGTTGATCCTGACAGGCTGTTTCGGCGGGTTCGGGATAAACGGGGGAATTTGCAGCTGTCGAAGGCGGCGGCGGCGTTTCATCCAGGGCAGGGTGTTTATCGGTCTTCGTATAAGAACGCGATGCGGTTGACGCGGACTGAGGTTAATATGGCTTATCGGGAGTCGGATTACCTGAAAAATCAGCAGTTGGATTTTATTGTGGGGTATGAGGTTCACAGGGCGAACAGGTTGAAGGAGTTTAAGTGTGATTTGTGTGAGAAGTTGAAGGGGAAGTATCCTAAGTGGTTTGTTTTTAAGGGGTGGCATCCGCAGTGTCGGTGTTATACGACTACTATCCTGATGGATGATGAGACGCTTAATGAGAATGAGCTGGGGGATTTGCGGGCGGCGCTTTACGGGACGGAATATAAGAAGCAAAGCGCAAAGAATGAGATTACGGATGTGCCGCAGGGTTTTAAGGACTGGGTAGCGGCTAATGAGGAGCGGTCGAAGGGTTGGAAGTCGGCGCCTTATTTTATCAGGGATAATTTTGTGGATGGGTCACTAAGTGAGGGGCTGATACATGATGTGCCTATTGTATCGAAGCCGGTAAGGACTGATGCGGAAAAGCAGGAATTGCAACATAAATGGAATACGAGGGTTGCGGGCAGAAAGTATAACGCGCATTTGCAGGATGTGGATGCGAAATATGGTGATGAAAGCGAGGCGATTGCGGCGTTTATTGACATGATAGAAGCGGAGATTGACAGAGGGGCGCCGGTTTCGCGTATTAGCGAGATGGTTGACAAGTTGGATCATAAGGTTGAAGTAAAGGATGCCTGGGATGAGAGACGGGAAGTAAACCGGCTTGAGACGTTGCTTGTGGATG